CAAGGAGTTGGGCAGAAGCTGAGTCCGAAGATTCCACAGTACTTCCCGAGTGCTGTGCTGTGCACCAATAAGAATGGGAAGCGTACTATCGCTACCAACAGCACTCCGCTCATTGACCTCGCCAATCCAGCCCCGTTTAAGATGGAGAAGTCCTATCCCATCGAAACGGGCTTGGCCGACTTCTTCGCCGTGTTACGTGATCCACCAGCGAAGCTCGAGAAACCCAAAGCGATCACTATGCGCAGAGTCTAACCCAACCAACCACAACAGAAAGCACCTACCCATATGGCAAAAGCACAACCCGCAGAATCCTTCGAATCCATCCTCGATACACCCGCTGACGCAGTCGAACGCCCCAAGCCCCTCCCGGCCGGGACGTACGAAGCCATCGTCAAGGGCATGCCCGAACACGGCGTCAGCACGCAGAAGAAAACGCCATTCGTGCGTTTCACCTATGCACTGACTGCCGCGGGTGAGGACGTCGACGAGGATGAACTCAAGACCCTGCTCACCAACAAGGATGGCGAAGTCGAAGCCATCAACACCAAGTCCATCCGCGACACCTACTACACCACCCCCGACTCGTTGTTCCGACTCACCGACGCCCTCGAAGCAATGGGCATCGACCTCGACGACAAGACGATCCGCGCCGCGCTGGACGAAACCCCGAACTGCTCCATTGCAGTCGTGGTCGGCCACCGCAGCAACCCAGACAATCCGGAGCAAATCTTTGCTGAGGTGAAGCGGATCATGGCGGTGGGGTAATGGCAAAACAAGAAAAGAAAGACCCCAATGAAGGTCGTGAAGGCTACGAACTATATGATGGCCGTTGGCAGAAAGTGCTAAACGGTGATCGTATTGGTTGGTGGCGTTTCCACGAACACTACGACCGCGACGGCTATTGTGACAACCCCGCTCGCGGTTACTAACGCTTAACTGAGTGGGAGCTCGCCAAAGTGGATGGGCTCCCACTTCCACACTTTTTGGAGTGCCCCGCTTATGAAAGGCCGTCCCCACGCAGTTCCACCACTCGACAGAGGCTTAGCCATATTGGCATACCGCGAGCACATGCTCGTCCCCGACATCGCTAAGGCCCTACTCCGTAGTGAACAAGTCATCTACCGCATCCTCAAGCAAGCCGGTTATGGAAGGAAGCTCCCATGGACTCACAAATGGCTCCGACGCAACGACGCAATGGCGATCGCCCACTACAAGAAATCCTCGACGCAGCCGAAGCCGCAATCGAAGCCGAAAGGCCCTTGGCCAAAGCGCAAGCGCCAGCTGGTGCCGGGGGCGTTGAGAACCTCATCGCCCAACGCCAAAACACTCACGGCGAGTTCGGCGACAACGCCAGAGTAAGCCAAGCCATCAAGCGGATCATGCGGGCTGAGCCCGGCTGGGAAGTGCTTACGGACACCGAACGCGAGTCGATGGATATGATCGCCCTCAAGTTCTCCCGCATACTCTCGGGTAAGTCACTCGAACGTCAGCATTGGGAAGATGTCACTGGCTATGCCAAACTCGCAGAGAGGCTTTGCAAATGAGCATCAACGCACGCATCTTCATCGCACGGCACGAACGCTACGAGGCCGCTGAGGCCTACGCCGAGCGGCTGACGCCAGAGCAGCGCGAGTTCCTTCTCGACAACGAATGCGACTTCTGGTTCCATGTCAACGCCGAAGGCCCTAACCAACTCTTGGCCGTTGCCGATGAAGGGTAAACCCATACTGATCGTCGGCGAGGCCCGTGGCGCTGAGGAGCACCGAATTGGCTCCTCATTCGTCGGGGCCAGCGGCGTAGAACTCTTGAGGCTACTCAATGAAGCAAAGATCATTAGCCTTTCAGGTAACGATAAAGGATTTATCGGGGACTATTATCGCCGTGGCGACCCACGGTCAATTGACAACATCTGGAAAGCGCACCCCGAGGTATATCGCACCAATGTTTTCCAAATCCATCCACCCGCAAATCGACTTGAGTGGTTCTGTGGAGATCGAACTGGAGGAATTGAGTCCTACCCAGCCCTCCTCCCCAGCAAGTACGTCCGACGAGAGTTCGAACCAGAGCTCGATCGCCTCGCCGATGAGATATTGGATCGCGATCCTAATCTCATCATTGCTTTGGGTAATACTGCTTTGTGGGCTCTATGTGGTCGTACAGGTGTGGGGAAACTCCGAGGCACAACTCAGCTCACTACTCATTGTGTCAGTGGGTATAAATTGCTTCCTACCTATCATCCTGCGTCTTTGTTCCGACAGTGGGAAAATCGTCCGACGACTATTATGGACCTAATCAAGGCCCGACGCGAAGCCGACTTCCCTGACATCCGCCGCCCAGCGTGTGAGATTTGGATCGAACCAACCCTCGACGACATCGAAAGGTTTACCAATGACTTCATCATCGGATGTGATCTTCTTTCTGTCGACATTGAAACGACTGGATCACGCATCACTTGCATTGGCTTTGCACCAAGTGGAGAACGTGCAATCGTTATCCCATTCGATGACGAGCGATCAAAAGGCGGAAGTTATTGGCCGAATAAACAGGCTGAGTCCGATGCTTGGGCTCTTATCCGGAATGTGCTTATCGATCCCAGCATCCCCAAGCTCTTCCAAAACGGACTCTACGACATCGCCTTCCTCCTTCGATCGTACGGTATCGGAGTACGCGGCTGTCGACATGACACTATGCTCCTCTCCCACGCCCTCCAACCAGAAAGCCTCAAAGGACTAGGCTACCTCGGCTCCATCTACACCGACTTCGGTGCGTGGAAGGTGGATCATAAGAACCGACATGAGACGATCAAGAGGGATGCATGAGCGAAGATTATCAAACAGATCGCATAATCAGGCAGAATCACAATATTAGCGTGCTCATAGCTGAGAATGCACGGCTGCGTGCCGCATTGTTACTTATTCGCGAGCACAAAATGCCCTATCCCGGCTTCTCGATGGATCAAGGCTCTAATGGAGTGCGTGACCATTTCATTAGAGTTGCTAGCGAAGCTTTAAACACGTTGCATTACTAATGGCCCGCATCATCCGCACCAACGAAGTCTCCCCCGAAGCAGTCTCCATATGGGACCAAGAGCAAGCCTACAATGGCGTCGACGTACTCGCTACGCGCCAATGCCTCGACGGAATGCTCGGACAACTCGGCCCAGAAACCCAAGCAACCTACGACTTCAGCCGTGCCTTGCAAGGCCCAGTCCTCGAAATGTCCTGCCGCGGCATCCTCGTTGACCAAGCCCGCAAGAACGAAGTCATTGACGAGTTCTATGAACAGATCGACCTTCTCGAGCGCTCGCTCTCCCGTATCGTCCTCGAAGGTGTCGGCATGGCCGGGTTCAACTGGCGCTCGCCGAAGGATCTGCAAGCACTCTTCTACGATCGCTTGGGCATCCCACCCATTACCTTCAAGGGCCGCACCACGACCGACCGAGCGGCACGGGAGAAGCTAAGTCAGTACCTCATAGCTCGGCCGATCGTCGCGCACCTCAACGCCATCAGTGAACTCGCGAAGAAGATCACGGTTCTTAGAACGGAGATCGATCCCGATGGGCGTATTCGAACTACATATAACATTGCGGGTACAGACACAGGGAGATTTAGCTCAAGCTACTCTGCGTTTGGTACGGGAGGAAACTTACAGAACATTGAAGAATCACTTCGCTCAATCTTCATTTCTGATCCCGGATACAAGTTTGCAAAGTGTGATGCTAAGTCAGGTGAAAGTTTTATCGTCGGAGCCATCGAATGGAACATCTTCGGCGACCCCAAGTACCTAGACGCCTGCGATACCGGCGATCCGCACACGGCAGCTGCGCGCATCTGTTGGCCCAAGATGCCATGGACTGGCGACCTGAAGAAGGATAGGAAGCTTGCTGACAATCCCAATGCGCCATTCTATCGGCATCACACCCACCGTCAGGTTACTAAGAAACTTGGTCATGCCAGCAATTACGGAGGCATGCCCAACACCATCTCTTCTCTGACAGGACTCCCTCTTGAGCTTGTCGTTGCGTTCCAACCTGTCTACTTCCAAGCCTTTCCATCCCATCAAGAATGGCAGCATTGGGTGGCAGGACAAATAGCCACCCGTGGCTACCTCACCAGCCTCACCGGCCGTAAGCGCTGGTTTTGGGGCCGCAGGACCGACCCCGATGTAGTCCGCGCTGCCATCGCATACGACCCACAAGGCTCCCTCGCAGACATCGTCAACACAGCCCTCCTCAACATCTGGCGCAAAAACTACGTCACCATCGTCCTCCAAGACCACGACGCCCTCACCTTCATGTACCCCGAAGAAGTCGAAGATGAACTGATCCCGCGTATTATGGACGACCTCATTGTCCAAGTACCCTTGAAGAACGGTCGCACGTTAGCGATCCCATACGATTGCAAAGTAGGTTGGAATAGGGGCGATTATGATGCACAAACTAACCCCGAAGGGCTTAAAGACTACACCATCGGGCAAAGCGACAAACGGCGTCGCGCGAAGGAAGCTGGGGTCTTGGATCGAGTCGTTCGTCGCGCATACGGATAACCTCGAGAGTCCGTTGCTATTTCGGAAGTGGGCAGGTATCTTCACCGTCGCTGCTGCGATGGAGATGAAGACCTACCTGCGCACGTCCTCAAATCTCTATCCGAACCTCTACGTCTTTATCGTCGGCAATCCGGGCGTGGGGAAGAACAGGATCATCCGTGTAGCAAAGAGGTATATGAATGAACTTCCAGAGTTTCATTTCGCGCCAACGTCACTTACTGGAGCCAGCTTGGTGGACACTCTTGCTGCTAGCAAGCGCTTTATACCTCGCTTGCCTGATCCTGCGATTGAGTACAACAATACCGTCATCACGGCTGAGGAGCTTACTGCTTTCATGCATAAGTACGATGATGAAATGGTTGGACTTCTTTCCGCGTTCTATGATCCAGACCCGTACGCACAATCACGTCGTGGTAGAGACATCAAGATCAAGATCGACCACCCGCAAGTGAACTTAATGAGTGGTACGACCCCATCGAACCTAATTGGCCTCATGCCCGACTCGGCGTGGGACCAAGGTTTCACCTCTCGCGTCATCCTCGTCCACTCCGACGAACGCATCATCGGCGATGACTTCGCATTCGCAGCACGAGACCTCGACGCCGACCTCATCCACGACATCAAAATGATAGGAGCGCTCAGTGGCCAGTTCACAGTCACGCAGGAATATCGAGATGCAATCAACAACTGGAGAGCGCTTGGTGAACCACCGGTGGTCAACCACCCTAAGCTGCTACATTACAAAACGCGAAGACGTGTACATCTGTACAAACTCAGTATGGTCTCGGCCGCGGATCGTAGTGATGTTCTGCTTCTCACGAAGGAGGATTTCAATCGAGCTATGGGCTGGCTTCTGGAAGCGGAAAGCACGATGCCCGACATCTTCACAGCAGGAAGTAGCGGAACAGACTCGCGTGCTCTAGATGAAATCACCCACTACATCAACATCTCCGATAAGGGTGACGGCATCTCGGAGCACAAGATCGTAGCGTTCGCACGCACACGGGTGCCAGCGCACACCATCCTGAGGGTGATTGAAATCCTAACGGCCAGCGGCCAAATCTTCCATAAGGGTATAGACAAGCACGGCAGCCGATGGTTCACCACGCAGCGGCCGTCGACCCATTAGTGGATGCCGGTCACTCGGCCGAGTCCGCCAATCAGTTCGGAGGCGATCCAGAACGCAATCGCCATAGGCAGCGTAGCCCATGCACCAATGGCACCCACTCGCATAGCAACGCACGCAAGCACAAACGCGAACACGAGTAAGATCAATCCGATATTCTGCATAGCTAGTACTCCCGATTTATTGACTTGTGAATAAACCCATCCCCACGACGTAAGTCCTCGATCTTCTTGTCCATCAAGTTGAGCCGATCCGCAGCGGTATTCAGCCGGGTGTTCATGACGGCATTGTCAATAATAACCGCGGCTAATTGCTTCGCCACATCCTTCAGGTCCTTAATCTCACGTTGCATAGTCTTAATACTCTCCGCGAATTGGCCTGATCGGAAAGCATAAAACATGATCGATCCGGCTAGGGACAATACGACGAGTATGTCCCCAACACGGACATTCCAATCGATCATTTGTAACACTCCCTCAATCAGGAATAGGAGTGTTGAACTCTGCAATTTGCGCATCGAGTTCATCCTCAGCGGCGAGTAATTGCTCCGCTGTGATCGACCCTTGCTGAGCACCAGTGGCGATGCTCACGAGCGTCTTGATCGTCGGCGCGGCTTCCTCCCCCGCCGCGACTAGCGTCTCCACAATCCCAAGGCCCTTGATGATCAGAGCCATTACTGCTGCGATGTCCATGTGCTTACGCTCCTTAGAAGGTTGCGCCGCCAGCGGCGGCTTTGGTCTTGGCGATGGCAATGGTGTCGGAGAGTTGGTTCCAGATGCTGATGGCGCTGACTTGGTCGTTGTTCGCCACAAACTTCCTAAGCTCCGACAGATAGAAAGGCACAGAAGTAGTATAGACTTGAACTGTTCGAACTTGCTGCTTGCAATCGGCATTGATCTGCCCCGAGGTGCATAGACGTTTCCACGTGTTGAGGGAGATGAACATCAGCTTGATCGTCTGCTCCATGGTGTACAGCCGATCGCGGGTGATGGGGTTGGCAATCGAGGCTGTGCCAACTTGGTACGCGGTTTCGATGCCCTGTAGGGTGAGGCACCCACCAAGGCTCAGGCACAGTAGAGGAACGATAAGGAGCTTTTTCATTTGGGTACCACCTTTACATCATCAGGGGATTGCACCGATGGGGATGGAACATCCTTGGCTAGGGTCGAAACCACAGTCACGGTTGTCGGCAAGGCATCGGTAGCCTTAACCATTTCTTTCTGAGTAGATTCAGGGACCTTAGAAGCAAGTACAGGGTCCGCTGAAACTGCCTTGGAGCCGCGGAGCAATTGCCACAAGGGACTAGCCGAGATTGCAGCATATGCACCAGACACAGTCACAGCAATGGCTGAAACCGCCGTAACAATCTCAGCAAAGCCGTGGCCGATTTGATCCAAGGAAGTCTGAAGCGATGCTGCGTCCCCTCCAGAGATTACTTTCACTGCTGCAAGAGTACCAATGATCGACGCCGCGGATGTGCCAACATGGCGAGAAAATGCCTTTACTTGATCTGCCGTAGGTAAGTTCATTTGGGCTCCTATCTGCTGACGAATTCAAAATGCATAGGGTCCTTACGTCCGTGGTAGTCTCCTCCCCACAGTGCGCCCTGCCGCTTGAACGCATCGATCACAATGTGGGAGAGAGTCGTTGTGGAGTCCGTGCGGAAGCCATTCGTTCCGGGGCTCAGATCAATAGCACAAGCCCAACTATGATTGCTCCAATTATTACTGCCAGCAATAGGACGTGGGTTGTAACACCCACCGAAGTCGCTAGCACCTGTAGCGTCCACCTTCCTCTGGTCATGCTGACACCTTTCGAAGATTTCGTTGAACGCCGCAAGCATAGCGCTGGCACAACCCTTGTTCACGAGGATGCCACGGGACATTGGCTTCCTCTCGTAGTACATCACAAAAGGCGGCTGAATGCGGACAAGGTGCTCGTCGCCCCAGCCCTTCGCTTGAAAGTTTCCGTAGAAGGCGTTCTTCGCTGCAAGCGTATCGAGTGGCCATTGAGACATAAGTGCTCCTATGGTTTAAGCTTAGCTTCACCGGTGATAATACCGCGGGCCCAGTCGGCTATGTTCAAACGAGGGTCACGTGAGAATGGAGTAACGTGCTGCCGCCCTGTGCGCATGTCGTCAGCGAATTGAGCGGTGCGTCCAATCTGTGCAAGCGGCAGTCCGGTCGCCAAACCAACCACATTGCCCGCATGGGTAATTGGCTTGTCAGGACGTTGACCCTTCATGACCTTCTTGGTGTCAGTGATAATAGAACCCGCTGCACCAAGCAGTGATGCCAATGGAGTTCGTGGCTGGAAGCCTTCCATATAATAATTCGCGCCATCACGAAGGAAAGGCACGGTCTGAAGAGGCTGAAGCAACAAGGCCTTGCCGATAGTCTTGAACCAACTATCGCTTTGTTTTTGCTGATTGAACAATAGCGTACCGAACGCTGCACCAACTACTACTGAACCTAATGCATTGACCATGAAGTTTGCGCCCTCACCACGACGGACGTTACCCGGAAGCTGTCGCTGCCAGTTGTACATGGTGTTGAAGTAGCCATAGAACATCGTGACCATCTTCATGCCCTCGCTGGACTGCATCACGGCAGGAAGGTCTACGACACTGGCCGCGCCATGGCGCTCACGCACGAAGCTATCGGCGATAAGTGCAGCTTCCTGTTCCGTCTTACCACGCCCAAGAGCCTTATGATACTGATCCACAAACGTGGACATCCGAAACTCTTGCGAGAACTTTGCAATCGGTATGAAGCCCCATTGAACAGCCTTCTTCTGAAGGTCAGTCGCTGTCGGATCGAGTGTAACACGATCCATACTTTCACGGAAATCGCGGTCCATATTGTAGACAAGATGTCTTATCTCGTCAGATTTCTCCATAGCCAGTTTCTTGTTCTCTGCGCGATTCGCTTCAAAGCTCGCCCAAGCCTTAGGGTTGGGGACACCAACGTCAGGACTGAGTATGACCTTGAGGTTGAGCGGGAGGGCGTGACCAACCAAGTTGATCCGCACTCGGCGCATGAAATCGTTAACTCCTGCGACGGAAGCATCATCGGTACTAAATTGGTGCGCAATCCTTCGCAGCCACGGCACCAGCTGCGCTTCGTATTCAACGCCGTAATGGTTGCGGATCGCCGCCCGAATACCTTTGTCATAGAACACCCGCCCTGCTTGAATGAGGCTATCGCGGAAGGCAATGTCATGGATGGTCTGTTGCATCGTCGCAGCGGCTTGCTCAAGCGAGTTGCTGATGTCGACGAAGTCGGTGTAGTGAGTGCGCTCTTTGAGGTGGGACTTCGAGGTGCCTGCACGGAAGTACTGAGGCCCGAAGATGTCGTCCTTAGTGTTCGCGCCACGGTCCGCGATCACGTTGGCATTGCTGTCGAGCTTGTCATACTTGACGGGCCAGTAGCCGCCTTCGAACGTCCCATGCGGAGTATCGACTGGCGACGGCCGGATCATCTTCGGTACCACGCCACTGGTCGAGCGTGACACGTCATTCATCTTTTCTTCCCAGCCCTTGAATGGCTCCCACATCCGCTGGACGAAGGCCCAGTCATCGGCCGTGGCGTGCTTGTCAATGAGGGCCTTGATCTGTGCCTCGAATACCGGGAACTCCTGACGGTCTAGAGTGCGGCCCCACTTCGCAAGGGCAGCGCCCTGCACCACCTTGCCGATGTTGCTGCGGTTGCCCCAGTTGAGCATGACGTTGATCAAGTTCTCACGGGTCATGTCGTAGGGTGCACGCTGCGCCGGGACATCGCTGGTGCGGGGGCTCACGAACAGGTCCTGTGGGATGCTGTCCTGTAAGGACTTCCGCCACTTGTGGTCGAAGCTGCCGCGGGTTTCTTGGAAGTGCTTCGACAGATCAGTGAGCATATCGAACTCAGTGGCCTTGCTACGCATCATCGGCTCGATCACAGCCTGATGCAGCGGACCGAGTTCCTCACGTAGGTCGAGGTCCTTGGCGATTTCCTCCATGCGGGTCAGCGAAGCATCGAGCTTGTAGAGCCATAGGCCCTTGCCTTCGCGCAGTGACTTCCGGCTCCGTAGCGGTAGCGATCGAATGTTGTCGATGACGCCCTGCCGGAACGTGGCCCATTCAGCCTTGTCGCCAGCGATTTCGATCTGGCGGACCTTTCGGCCGACGTAGTTGAGCGAGGTGATCGCGTCCATAAACTCACGCATCTCGCCAACGGTCATCTGATCGAGCGGCTTGACCTGACCTTGCTGCAACGCTTCGCTGACTGCTAGGTCCCAACCCTCAGCCCGCTTGGCGTCGACGAAGTTCGCAAGGCTCTGCTCGCCGTGGTAGAGCTTCGAAGCGTTGACCTCGTCGAGACTGCGCTTCACGGGCGCACCTGCTTCAAGCAACAGGCCATGAATGAAGTCGAGATACTCAGGCTCAACCGCCTTCACTTCACGCTTCGCAAGGCGATCCACAAGCTTCTCAAACTTGGCGCTCTGTGTTTCGAACTGCGCCGCCTCACGCGCCAACAGCGTGCTATACCACTGCCGCTGCTTCTCCTTAAACGCGGCCGCGAAGTCCTGCTTCAGCAACGCATTCTCAACGGCCTTGCCAGCACGGCCCACGGTGTTCATGTAGCGATCGGAACTCACAGTCGTCACCTTCGACGCCTCGAACTCCTGCTCCACCATGGACTTCACGGCTTCCTTATCGAGCAGTGGCTCCTCACCAGCCTTCAGCGCCAGCGCCAGCGTCTCCTCGTGCAGCAGATCAACTTGCGTCTCGGACGCCACTTGCTCCTTCACAGCGTCCATTATGTTATCTTCAAGCACCCCATACTTCAGTCGCATCTGCCGATCGGTCTCGATGTCGATCATTCGTCGCTTAAACTCGATAGGCCGCATCCCACTCTGGCGTCTAATCTCCGACAGGCCCGAGAGATGCTGGACAAGCGACGCTCCATCAGGGAATCCGAACAGCGGTGCCAATTCGTCAGGATGCACGCCAGCTTTGACATAATAGTCGCGGGGAAGCATTGCACGTTGTTCCTCCGTCAGGAAGTCTGTGCCGAAGCGCTGGCGCTCGACCTTTTCACCGTAGAGTACACCATCGGCGAAGTAGTTGTCGGCCGCGATGTCAGGACGGAGGTTGATGTCCTGCGCGACCTGCGCTCGCGTCTCCTTCCGGTTCTCTTTCCATTCCTTGGTCTGCACTCGGCGCTGGGCATCGCCAATGCGGCGCTCTGCGGCTGCGACATCCTCGACGTGGCGACGCTCGATTAGCTTATCGTAGCGCTTGTATTGCTCAATGGTCATCCCAAGGGCATTAGCCCGTTCGAAGATGCGTGAGGGCTCGTCGGGGACGGAGAGCTTCTCATCAATCCCTTGCGCACCAAGGTCCTTACCCTCACGTTGCCCAACCTCACCCGTATCGACCTTCTTGAAGATGTCCTCCCACGTGGCTTCCTTACCAAGCAACGCGCTAATCTTATCCTTGATCGCGGTGAACAGCGCCTTCAACCGCTCAAAGAGCGTGTGAACCTCTGGCGTAACCGCCTTCGCGCCACGCATCCACGAAGTGAATTCCTCCGCGATGGACTCCTCAAGCCGTAGTGAAGTATCGCCAGTAGGATAACGGCTCTCAATATTGTGTTTATCAATCCAGCCATTGTCCTTGGCCGCCTGTTCTAGCGTGGACCATTCCTCGGGCCTAAAGAAGCCGAAGTTGCGGAGGTGGTGGATGGCCTCGTGGCGCACGGACCCAACGGGGTCGATGCCTTCCAGCGACGTGAGGATCACCGGATACAGGTTCGGGTAGCGGATGTAGATCGCATTGGACTCAATCGTACGACCTTCATTCCCGCGTGGGCTGACGCTCTCGATGCGCTCGGCTACGCCGCCATAGGTGAGCTTCTTCGGTATGAGCCGCGCAATCTCCTCGTTGACCGCCTGAGCAATTGGCCGTGAGACTTCGTCGAAGTTGTCGATGGGTTTGATGTACGCACGGGTCTTGGGCGAGAAGGTTTCCCACTGGCCGCCTTCAAGGATACGTCGGAACTCGTTCGAAGTCTCAGCGGTGTCCCAGCCCTTCGGGTTGTCGAGCTTGATCCACACTACGCTTTCGCTACCAGCCTTCTCACGAGCACCACTGATGCGATAGCCACCAAGGCGCTTGGCCTCGGGGTAGTTCTCTTTGATCTGGCGAAGCAGCGAACGCATCAGCGCAGGCCCGAAGTCCCTTGGTCCCAGCCCATTCATCCCCATAACCATATCGACCATAAGGTCCTTACCGGCTGGGGTGAGTTCAAGGTGACCGATCTTGTTACCCTGTTGGTCGAGCAATCGCCACTGGTCGGCAGGGATCGCACCGCCCTGTAGATTGACGGTGTCCTGCGCGTTGGCTTCGCGTTTCTCCATGCGGATGTTACGATCGCCAACCGAGAGCATCGGCTCGAGCCCGGCAGCGTTACGAACTGTCGGGACTTCTTCTGGCAGGGGAATTGGTGGCGGCGACGCAGCATTAGCTTCTGCCGATAGCTGTGCCTCCCTCGCCGTGATCGCACCGGGCCGCACCCGAATGTCCTCCGCAAGCGCCTTCATCACCTCGGGCTCAACCCGCGCCACCCAATCCGCTAAGGGAACGTGGATGTCATCTCCCGACTTGACTGCGATTGCGAGTTGCTCGGCGATGTTTGGAACCCATCCAAGCAATCCGTCGTCCGCAGTCGGCAGCTTATCGCCGTAAAGGGCAGCAACTGCGTCACCGCTAAGACCGATTTCGGCATCAGTGTGCCGAGCAATAAAATCGCGGAACAGATCAGGATTGCGCTCACGAACCAAGCTTTGCTGGGCATCCTTGACGACCTCCCCAAGTTGCTCTACGTCCTTGGCATTGCGCTCGGCGCGGAAGGCATCGTACTCGGGGCTGATGCCCGGCGGGGGCTCACGGCCGTTTTCGAGGTAATGCTTCAGTGGCCCCGCCTGCTCCGCGAGCTTATAAACCGGGTGTTCTATCTGACCTGTCCGCCCTGTGAGGCCAGCGGATTGCACCATCGCGCCAAGGTCACGGCCGAGGGATGGACCGACAGCACCGACCAAATTGGCCGCCATGTCTGCGACGGTGTTCTGTGTGCCCATCAGCCCACGGAGCACAAGCTCAAAGGGCGTGGCAAGGCCAGCCGCGGTGGCCGCTAGCAGCGGATAGTTCTTCAGGACGTTGTCATCCTGCATGGCCCATGAGCCGATCGATCCGCCTTCCTTGAAGCGCTCGAACGGATCGCCGGGGAACATGATCTTGCCAAGCGCTTCGGGGGCGCGAAGGATTTTCATCGGCAGCGACATCGCGTCGGTCTTTTGCGACACAGTGTCGAGGTTGCCGTAGTCATCGTTTGCGATCTTCGGCACCATTGGATCGCTTTGCACGAAGTCGCTGAGGTGCTGATTACCCTGCACGATCGCTGAGGCTAGCTGGGCCTTGCTGGTGCGTTCG